CCCTGTCCACCATTGATATGGCTAATTGTACCAGTAACATTTTTTTCTGACCCTGTTCCACCAAGGACTGTAGGAAGAAATGTAATAGTATCATCTTGTACATAACTATCTCCGCCATTATTTGGTGTTATTGAAGTTACATTACCAAGTCCATTGATAACAATATCAAATGTTCCAAATTGACCTTGACCACTTGTTGAAGAAGGTGAAACGCCAGTATATGTGCCCGCGTCTAACCCTGTACTGGTTTCGGATGTATCTGTAACAGTTGTAGCACCACCACTCACTTTTATTGAAGGTGTTAAAGAATATCCATCACCGCCTTCAGTAATAGTAATCGCGGTTATATTACCAGAACCAGCAAAGTCAATCGTAGCAGTTGCTACTGCCTGTATAGGATTGTCACCAGTTGGTGCATCTATTAGAAGTGTGACAGGGGTATTATATCCAGAACCAGCGCTGGTTATGGTGATGGTTTTTACATATTCTAGATATGATGGTATTCGATTAGTCATCCTGTACCCTTGATATCATAGTAACAGCAACACCTTGTTTAACATTATTGGTTGTGTCTATCTGAGAATCGTCAAGGGATAGGATTATGTTTCTTGCTGGTAAAGCGGTAACAGCATAACTTTGTTCTTCGGTTGCACGAATTAAATCGTCTGTAGAAATATTTTTTGCACTTTCGTGTGGTGTTATGTAAACCCTAACATCCGTATTTCCTGTCCCACTTATAGCATCTATTCGTAAAGATGTTATATCCAATGACCCTGTATCATAGTCGATAGTTCCTACAGTTCCCCCTATAATTGTGTTTGTTGCCTTTGTTTTTAAAATGAGGTCACCTTTCGCAAGGTTAAATCTTTGACCATTGTATTGTTGTGAGGCAGTAAATGTCTCATCTGGTTTATCCGTAATATAAACTTCGTCTTGAGAACCGTTTATATTTACAGTAAAATAATTCGTTCTAACAGAACTAGCTAATAGTTTGTTATTATATTTCAATTGATATCTTATTGCAGAACCAAGAGTAGGTGTTAATTTTTTCATCAACCTCATTTCTATATTGTTTGCCAAAATAGAATCACTTGTAGAGTCTAACTCTTTACTCAATTTCGAGAAGAAAAAGTTTTTCTTTAATTCGTTAACATTAGTATTAAAGTGAGTTGTTATTTGATCTAATACCTTTGTCTTAATAGCGTCTGAACTTTCTGTAGTTAGTTTCGGGTCATAAGTTACAGCAATGTTGAAACCTATGAATAAAGTTTCTGCATCAACAAATTCTGTAACCAACGATACTGGAAGTTTTGGTTTTATGACATTATTTGTTATGTCATTTTTTTCTGTATCTGTTATAACAAATCCAGATTGAGGTTGTAGTGATATATAAACTTTACCATACACAGGTGGCGAATTATCTTCTCCACCCCACACAGTTACGGATTTAATATTTGGGTTTGATTGTTTAATTGCTGTCTCGTAGTCAGTAGCTGTCACAACTCTACCTTTAGCAGAATTAAATCGCGGTGCATTGAAACGAATACTGTTGATATTTTCTAAGTCAAATCCACCTGTAGCTGAAGCAACGGTCTTACCTGTAATATTTTCAGACGCCCCAGTAATGTTTGATGGTGGAGAGAATTTTCTAGCACCATTTCCCTGTGTGGCATTTCCAAGAATGTATTCACATATAACAATATTTCCTACATCTAATTGTTTACCAAGAACACCGTCACCGAAAACAACTTGATAATATCCATCTGTTCTTTCCTCTAAGTAATATATTGAAGATGTAGATGTGACTCCAGTAATTTGTTCCGAAAACGCGAATGGCGTAGCATTTAAATTAGTATTAGAGGTCTGCACTTTTACTGTTAGTGTAGTAGTGTCAACATTGTCGTTGGGTAATATTATTGGCCCAGACCTATTCGTAGTGCTAATCACCTCTGAGGTGTTAACTCTTGTGCCTTCTACTAAAGTTATATTAGTGAATCTAAAAGCAGATACACCATCAACAATTGATTTATCTACGGTATAATCTTTGTCTGGTAAGAAACTAAAATTTCTTCCACTCACATTTGATGTGAATACTTTGTCTTTTGTTAAAGTAAGACTCGTTGATGTATAAGATGGGTCTGGTGTTATCGTAAGGTCAATAACACCCTTCGCGGAACGAGCAGACCTTGGTGTGTATCCCATCGTCTTCGCAATGGATACAACTGAATTCCTTTTGACAGCAGAATCAATAAATGCTTCATTAGATACCATATGTGCAAGAACGGCATTATAGTGAGTGTTATACGCGAGTAAATCTACAAGTTGCGAGATACCAGATGCTTCAAAATCAAAGTCTGCAAACTCTGTTTGATTTTTTAAGTGTGTCTTTAGATTCGTTTTTATCGTATCGAAATCTAGTTCTGTTACATTTTTGACTGCCATTTATCTTAACCTCTCCAATACTAATCCTAGTTCTTGCATCTCTCTAATTCCTCTAGTGTAAAAAAATATTTTACAACTAAATGCATTTTCATTCTGGTCTGGGTAAACCTCTACATCTTCTACTACAACTCTTGGTTCATAGTTTACAATCGCTCTTTTTATTTCTGTCGCAAGACTTGTACCAGTAGCCATATCAACTGGTTCAAATAATAGTCCTCTTATTGGAGAACCATATTGCGGTTTAAATGGCTTTTCATAGTATTGAGTTAACAATAATGACTTTAACGATTGTTTAACCGCTTGAACATCTACCCTTCGAGCAATATCCTTTGTATTTGGGTTTTTCGTAAAACTCAAATCAAAATCTTTATATATTGTAGTAGGTCGTTTAAGCATGTGACTATTTATAATACTTTATGTTACCCAAATTGATTCTTTGTGTCTTTATCTACGGTTGATTCTTTTGGTACAACTTCCAATCTTAAATTCTTGAGAAAATCCTTTAACCTTTTTATCGTGGGCGAAAACCCTTCATTCTTAATTTCTTCTAAGTCCACTTCTCCAGCATCTTGACTGAATTTCGCAGAAGTTACTTTAATCTTACCGTCTTTTGCCTTTTCAAAATTAGGCATCGCTTCACATAGAGATTCTAAGTCACCCCCCAAAGTATCAAAGAATCCAGCGGGGTCTCTTAGTATTTCATTTATGGTATTGTTTTTATCACCATATTTGTCTTCCAACTCTTTAGCTTTAGCAACAAACCTTTCCGCTTGTGCAGTCAATGCTATCAAATCACCAAGTTCATCCGCGAATGGTATACCCTCTCTCAAAGACTCCAATGCACCTATTAAATCACCGAACTCATCCTCAAACTTGTCGTTGAGTTCCTTAATCATCTTAACAAGTTTTATCTTGTTTATTGCGACTCCAAGATCATTGGCAAGTCCATCTGCAAGGCCGTCTATTTTTTCTGCAAGTTCTTTGCTAGCACCATCGATGACATCCGCGATATCACCAAATGCTTTTCCTATTCCCTTACAACTCATTTACTTCTCCATTAAGTCGGTGGTGTCGTTGGATATGTACCAGAAGAAGACCCACCAGTAACAGGAGTGTTATGAATATGAGTCTGAAGTACGGTAGTACCACCAGTAACCAATCCAGTAACAGTAAGAGTACCAGACAAAGTTGTCGCAGTAACTAATCCAGCAAGGAGAGGTGTCGCAATATTTATAGCAGTAGTTGTTGTAATTGATGCTGCTCCAAGAGTAGTACCATATGTTAAATTACCAGTACCAACAATCGCGTCTGTAATAGCACCAGCACCAAGAACATCCCTAGTAATAAGACCAGCACCTATTAATGAATCTTTTATGGTTCCACCACCAGCAAGTATTCTATTCATCAAACCAGCACCGACAATATTATCAGTTATAGTACCAGCACCAGTAATATTTCTAAGTATTTGGCCAGCACCGATAATATCATCTCCAATCGCTGCTGGAACAAGATAACTCAAAGCGCTTGGCAATACAATTGGTGCTGGTGAATATACATTATAGATTCCACCAGTTGGCCCGACTGCAAATGTCGATTTTCTGCCAGGCACTTGTGGTATAATTTGTGACTCTGCACTAGCATGAACACCAACCCCCAATGGGAAGATACCAATTCTTTCTACCATATCAACTCTAGCAGTTGTATTAACTCTATCAGACAGAATATTAATACTACTTCCAGTAAGAGGGGTTTTTACAATGTCTGTGGGTTGAGCTGTTAAATCAACATTTCTAGCGGCGGTAACTTTAAATGAACCACCTGCTACAATCGCATCAACACTTGGCGCGCCACCATCTGCTACAGCTTGAAGAGCTTCTGATGTATTAAGACCAACTCTAGGTATAACATTAAAGTTAGCATCTCCACTTGTAACATTTTCATAACCAGCCCTATTGAATTGACGATGTGGGCCTTGGTGAGTACTATTAGTCTCTCCAGTTACCCTTAATTTGTAATTGCTAATTGATTTTTTCTTTTTGTCAGTACTTCCGACTTGAACATTATAGTTTCCTACTGTGTGTATAGAAAATGTACTTTCTGTATCAACTAACTCGTGTCCTTGTATCTTGTTTAACCTGTTACCCATTACAGTATTATATGAGTGACCACTTACATGTTCGTATTTGTTTCCCTTAACATTAACATTGTAATCGCCATCAACCATAAGGTCAAAGTTGCCTTTGACATACATGTATCTGTTAGTTAAATCAATGACATAATCATCACCGACTATTTTTTCTACCTTGGTTCCGTCTGGTTGAATCTCTCTAAATGTCCCAGCGGTATGATATTCGTGTATTCTTTCCGCGTCTGGTGTGTCATCAACCTCAAAGACATGTCCACTTTCTGTTTCCCTTACATGGTTATAAGGATACTTGGATTTAGAAGTTTCGGAACCTTGTGGGTGCGGTTCTTCCCAATAAGTTGGTTCGTATATGCCTGGCGATACTGGAACCTCTTCACCATCATTATCGTGGTCGTATGGGAGTTCTTTGTTATTCCATCCAGATATTTTACTTGCAAATCCTCGTGGTATCCCATTGTCATCCTCTCCAGATCCTATCCTTGTTTCTCTTTTCCCTTTCAATGAGTAGTGATTTTCTGACATGTCACCCCTAGCAAGTCTAGAGGATGATGCTTCTCCCAGAACATTCTTACCTACATCAACTTCATCAACACCTTCCGCAAGACCAGTAAGTTTATTACCTTCCGCGTCTAATACGCCACCAAGTCCATCACTAACCATTCCTTTGACTTTATCCAGTAGTCCTTCGTCTTCTGATATCTTTAATTCTTTTCTGCGTGGATAAGTACCTGTGGGGTCATAGAATCCTCTTTCTGCCAAAGATTCTGGTGATTCTGGTGTATCGTCATCATCGATTGTCGGTACATTGTCTTCTACACCAAAAGAACCCATGATAACTGGTATCTGTCCATCTTCACCATCGACAAAGAATCCTATTACGGTTGAACCTTCTACTAATCCAGTAGGTGATGAACCAACACCCGATATAGCAGCTGAAGTAACTGGTTGCATAGGAATAGACCAAGGCAGAGATTCAGTTGGCAACACATTTTTATCAAGTGTATGATAACCTATTATACGGACGCGATATCGTCCGAACTGTTCTGGGTCATTCCTGTCTTCTACAACTCCTTGCCACCAAGAAAAGTTGGGGTATCTAGTCATCATGACATATCTCCTACACTATCTCTCACCACTTCTAACTTCATACTATGACTATTAGCTGCTGTTGATATATGATGTCTAACACCAGTAATACTATAAATTCCAGATATTCTTTCATCAAACAAATCTTCTGGTTTGGGGTCACTACCTTTTTCAGAGGTGTTTGGAAAGTTTAAATATACCAACATACCTAAGTCGATATCAGTTCGGCCTGGCACTTCAAAATCAATTTGTAATCTTTTTAACTCTGCTATTGCTGTATCTCTGTAAGCAGTATCCAATAGAAATCTCCAATCATAACCAAAATTTTGGTCAGTCCACATTTGTGAAGAACCTATTTGCACATTCAATGCAGACCTTGGATTGGTCAATGGTAATTGTCTTATTGGAGTATTATTCTCTACATGATAAAAATCTTCATAACCATTAGGCAAAGTTCTTTTGTTTTGTTTCGTTCTGCCTTTTTGGAGTGGCGTATAATCAAACTCCATGTGGTAAGGCATCCGCGTAGTCATATCAAACCCTACTGTCATATTTCCTTGATAACCAGAAAGTTGGTCATCTAAATCATTCGTAAAATGAGGAATGTTTAAACCAGACATTGTGTTTTGTTTCTTTGAAAGAAAAGGACTAAGATACTTATAACCACCCCTAGCAGTTCTTTTCTCGTCTAATTGAAATGAGTCACTACCTGTGGGGATATAAAAGAATTCGTCATATATTGCTTGTTGTTCTTTATAGTAGGCAGCCATTTTAGAAAGACTAACTACATAATGTCCTTTATCAGACTGAAAATATCTAACATTGGGCATCAACTCCTTACCCCCAGCTGCGGCTGGAGCACATTTATTTGCGAGAAAGTTCATACATTTATATGGAGTCCAGTAGTTAGAGATAAAACATATGTTCTCTTTTTTAAATCCTTGACTACCAGCAACATCCATAAAGTCAAGGCCTGGCCCATCTCTCGTGCCACCCTTAGCGCTCATTACTTTTGGTTCTTTTAAAAATCTTGAATATATGTCGGAAAATATTTCTTTTGGTGAACCAGTAAATCTTTCGCTTATAACAACCGTATTATTTTTATATCCTTCTGGTGTTATGCACCTCAATATATAAAATTGTTCCCTATCATCTTTAAATTTTCTTTCAGAAATAGAGTGAACAACGAATGACTGTTCTATACATTGTGATGGATTAGAGTCGCTTAAGTGTCTAGATACAAGTTTTATTGTTACAATCTCCCCACCAACAATAGGCAGATTACCCAATAGATTCCTACTATCACCTATAGACAGTTCCATAGTAAAATAGTTAGTGAATATACTTTCTTTGATAACAATATCACCGACATAGTTTCTTATGTCAATAGTCTGACTTCCCGCTTCTGGGGATGTTAAGAGGTCTATCGCGTCTATGGATATAGAGCCTGCCGTTGGTACTGAGTTATCCATGATGTATTATCGTCCTTTTATCAATCTTTTAAATTGTCCTGCTATTTCACCAACAAATTCCTGCCTTGGTAATTTAATTCTTCTCTTTTGTTCATTAACCTTTTCTTCGTGTTCGATATTACTTACTGCTTTAATAGCACCAGTATTGAACTTTGCTTGGTCGTAGTCAACTCTAATATTCGCATTTGTGCCATCAACATAATGGTGTGTCTTTTGTAAATTAAGTTCACCGTATCTTTGTTTCGCAAAATTATTTAAATCAATGTTTGATTTGGGCCAGTCGTGATATGGGTCTATGATTTGATTACAAAGTAATATAACCCAATAATAATCTACAGTATCATACATGTCATAAGAAATATGTTCTGGTCTTTGTCCGTCTTGGACATCATAAGTTTCCATATATGTAAGGTTATCAAATATATCTTTTGTCCCAACACGGCGAAACAAGTCTGGAATATTAACAAGACTTCCGTCTATTACATACGCGGTTCTTGGGAATTGTCTAAAAAATGCCATTATTCACTCTCCCCAGCTGCTTTAGCTGAACTTTCTTCTGTAATAGTTTCTTCTGATGGTGGTTCTTCTGCTGGAACCTCACCCGATACACTTGGGCCTAATCCTTGGAAACCACCCATCACATCTTCTTGTCCAGTTATATCAACAATAGAATCTCTGTGAAGAAGTGTTAGTTCTTTAAAGTTTACAGACATGGTGATTTCAGATGGAGCACCCTCTGTGCCTTGGAACGCGGTATAATGACCACCATTTCCATAGTCTACTATAAAATTTACCAAAGCAGTATCATTAAAGAAGTTAGTAAAATAAGCATTCTCTTTGTTTTTATACTGATAGATTATCTCAAACTCAGCAGGATACTCTAAAAATAATCCAGTACCACTTTTTTCTGGCGTCATATATCTTTCAAATACATTGACTATTTTTAAAGCTTGTAGTAATTCTTGACTATTCTTTGGTGCAAATTTAAATGTGAAAGGGAAATTCCTAAAGTTCATAGTTTTAAACAATGTCTCTGTAAATGGGTTTTGTACTTTACGCGACATTAACTCTATGCTGGATTGAAGGGGTAAGTTTACACCCAATTGTTTTGTTATGTTCAATGTACCAGCTGCAGTCCTAAGTAATGCTT